CTTTTAATAAATGCGCTGCTTTCTGTGCTTACTTTACCATAAGCGTACAGACCTAACTCAGCACGAAACTTTTTAGCTAAAGCTGGTGAGGTTTCATCAAAGGTAGCTGCATAGCCATCAATGATGGTGTTAAACTTTTCTTGCAGCCCTGATGGGTCTAACTCTCTTTTCTCGTAATCTGTAAGGTCGGTAAGTATTTGTGTCTTAGCTGCCAGAGTTATATCATCATACACAGATGTAAGAGCGGCATTCTGTGCAGCCCTACCATATACAGTAAATTTATCTCCAGGCAGTTCTAGTTCAACGCCTGTAGACTTTGCATCTTCAATTTGTTGTTTGGTAGGCGCATTCTCTGCACCGTATTCAGCACCCTCAATCTTTGCCATCCCTTCAGCTTGACGCATAAAGAAATTAGACATCTGGTCTAGCTTGTTAGATATCTGCTGGTAGCCTCTGGCTATTTCTTTTTCAGCAGCAAAATCTACATTCGGCATATTTAGCCGCTGTAGTTGCTGTTCATATCTAAGTTGCTCTGCCATCGTTATCTACCCAAACATTGTTGTTGGCGAATAGCCTCCAACCCCTGGAACCGCCATTGACGATGTTGTTGGTTTTATTACGGTTGGAGCGGCACTTGCCGTCTGAAACATTCCTGATAAACCTTCGGTGCCATATACCTGACCAGCTGTAACAAAGGACATACCAATGTTAACTGCCGCCATGGTCTTGGCATTTGAAACAGCTACCTGGCCTGCATAACGATAGTTGTCTGCTTGAAACTTACCCATCTTCTCAGCGATAGTTTGATTATCTCTTGCTATGGTAAAATCATTTACACCCTGCCTAAGGTTGTAAGTTGCAATAACATCGTGGCTATCTCCTGAAGAGAAAGGGTCTAGATTGCCTGCTGCTGCCCTTGCTGTATTAGCTGCCAATACCCTGTTCATTTTCTTCAAGGCATTTACACCTTGCTGTTTATAAGCAAGGCCATCTAATTTTGATTGTCTTTCTGTAATTTGAGCCTGACGGTTGTACATAGTACGTTGCGCCTTGGCTGCTTGTATTTGTGCATAGCCACCTACAACAGCTGTTGCGATTGCCATTACTGCTAAAGTTGGGCCGCTCATTGTCCTACACTCACTTTGTAATCTAAACTTAGAACCGTCATAAAGACTGGCTGGTTCTGGCTTATGGTTATTTGTGCATCCCTGGAGTACCCAAGAAGGCCACTTACTTTTTTCTTACCTGTAAAATTAGGAACACCACCGCTGCCACTTGCACCTGTTTGTTGCAAGGGAGTTGTGTTGCCATTTATCGTTAAGTTCTGCGTTAGAAATAAGTTTGGTGTTACCTCTACAATTCGTTTCTGTTGACTAGCAACAGAGCCACTAGGTAATCTTAACTCTACTGGATTGGTTTTTACCTCAACGGTATAATCAAGCCCTGCTTCTACATAACTTACAGGCACAGCAGCAGTTGTTATGTTGCCAGATGAGACTGTTACATCCGCATCAACAATGTCATCTCTAATTACTTTTGCTGTCTTGCCATCAATATGTGAGTGACCACTGTAGGTGGTAGAACCAAAGCTAGGCGAATGTTGGACTGCGCTATCTGTCGTAAAGTCATCATCAAATATTTCTAAGTAGTATTTAGCAGAGCCACCTATAGTTCTTTTGACAATCACATAAATGTCATCAATATCAACGCCAACATCAACAAAGTCACCATCTGTAACAAAGTGTGATGGTGCTACAATGTTCTGCCCTTTGTTCAACATAAATGCAGCTATCTCACCTGTATGTGTAAGACTAGATGCACGATACCCAGTTGTATCGGTTCCGTTTACTACCAGGAACAAATCGCCTTCAGTAGTATCAGTTGCTGACCTAAGTGCTAACTTCTTTGGGTCTATTAATAAATGAGAAGCAAGAAGAGATATGTTGTTAGCAACGTATGAAAGTTCTACGTCACTAAATAATAGTTCACGAACAGCTTTGCCTGACCGCTGAATAAACAACGTGCCACCCTCAGCCGCCTGAGGTCGTATGAAAGGTTTTGCTCCACGTTTCGTACTAGACTTAGCAACAATGTTGGCTGGTGTGATTGGGTCTAAATCACCCTGTGGAATAAAAAACTCAGCCCCTGTGGTGAAGATTTGTAAATCTCTACCAGAACGTAGGCCAGTAATAGTATTAACGCTATCAGTAGATAACGTGATTTTAATAGCATCATCATCTAATCCTTCAGCTGCTTTAAAGTTAAAAAAGTCTGCAACCTTTGAACCGAACAATGTTGAAGGCAAACTATCAGAGCCACCAAAATACAATCTACCTTCATGGAAAGTAGCGGTGAAAGGCCAGCCTCTTGTGTTGCTCCAGGCATCCTCATAGCCTGTTTCTAAAATAAAATTACTTGTAGCGTCTGTGTCAAAGAATGGTATCTCTACCATTGCCTCAACCTCAGTTGCAGAGTTAAACCTGGTTATTCTGGCCCTGCCAAAACCATTATCTATTTCAAGAAATTGGTCTACATTACTAGCACTAAAGATGCTTGCAGATGCAGTAATTGTAACAGTTCCATCTACACCGCTGGGTGTTATCGTTCCAGATGGACTGGACGTAGAAAGACTGAATGCGTGTTTAGGAACAGTCAGTTCAGATGACAGGCTAGTTGCTGTCCATGTTGTGTCTGTTGCACCTCTAACAAGTTTGAAAGGCACAAAGTTAGGATGAACACAAATCAACGTATCAGCTGACTGAGTAAAGTTTAACCTGGCTAAATCAAAATTACTAACGCTATAAAGAGTACCCACGCTGTAATCCAGATAAGCATTACCGCTTCCATTGATGTTTGTAAGTAACGTGCCGTTCTTATAGAACCGCATACGAATGGTTGATGTCGAATTGAATGCAGACATCACAACCATAAAACTAGTCTCTGATGAAAACTCAAAAGGCACTAGATGATGACTGTTGTTTGCCCCATCACTTGTAAGGTCTAGAAGAAATTTTAAACCAGGTCGTCTGCTAAACCCCCCTTGTGGTTCAAACAAAACATTCTTAGCTGTTTCGACAGATGTATAGTATTGCTGTAGGTCAATACGCCCTTTCAATAAAGGGTCTATCTCACCTATACTAAATGACGCTTGGTATTGCTGAACACGGCTCATCGTATATCAGTCAGCAGATAATCACCAACAACAGAAGGTGTCTGCCCCCCACTATCTATAGATGCCGCTTGCCTGAAATACCCTCCTCTTTGTCCTTCAGCTGGAGTACCTAGTGCAACAGTACGCCAATACTCTGATTTAGTTGTTTGGTCTGTAAGCACCTCAGCCAGGTGCCAAGCCATCTGATAAGCCAGCAGTTGGATAAAGTAGGTAGGCATACCCCCTTCACTTACAGCCTTCTGATAATCTATGTGTACTTCAGTTGCTTCAGTCATCAATACTGAATAACCGCCTGTAGCTTGTGCAATCTCCCAGTTTTTATATAGCAAGCCACCAGGGTTGCTTGTTACCCTTACAGCTTCAGGAACACCAATCAGCATATCATTTGGCAATAGGTACTGGTAAGTCCATTCGTTCTGTGGGGTTGCTGTGTCTCTTGAGAGTTCACGTTTAGCAATGGTGAATGACCAACGGTACATCCCCAATGTGGAAAACTTAACTTCTTTGTAAATGGTATCGCAAGCTGTTGCTGCTGGAGTACCGTCAGAAAAACTAGTGATGGCTTCAACACCAAGAAGCAGTAACGCTTTGTTACAAACTTTTACGTCAGTATCGCCCTGTGCCATCTAGTTCTCCCTTATAGTAGTAGGGGGCGTTGCCGCCCCCCACCATGTTAGTTTAGTCACCAGCAGTGACACTGCCAATTACAGTGCCATCACTGAGGTCTACAACCCCAGAAGCATTTGAAACAACAACGTGCATAGTTAATGTTGCAGTGCCTCCAGTATTTCCTCTGACCATAACCATGTCACCTACTGCGACATCATCTGATACTGCATTTAAGTAACCAGACCCATCAACAACAGTATGTGCATCTGTTGTGGTATATGAAAAGAGTTGTGGAGCAGTACCTTTTTTGGACTGTCCACCGATTGGGTTCCACCCATCACGAGAAAAAGCCATATCAGTACCTCCTAGCTTTCACGACAAGTGACATCAACAAGGCCGTCTGTGTCGATAACGACACTACCCATTGATAGCTTGCCTGTTACCAAGAAGGATGTCTTCTCAGCAATGTAGTTAATTTCTGTCGATGCAGGAATACCTACAGCAACACCGACTGCTGACGTATGGAAAGCAAAACAAGTTCTATCATTAGAACCGTCAATGCTTAGACCACCCTCATCCCTGTCTCCCAAAATATGGAATTGGAAACCCATCATTTGAGATAGCTGGCCTGAGACTAACGCACGAATTGTCTGGAAATCAGCACTAATTGCACGTTCATCACCAAGCAAAGCTGCCAGGTTGTTAGCATGAATAATCATATGACGGCCTTCAGCTGGTACGTTTTTAGCGTCCAGTGCTTTCTTAGCCGCAATAATTTTACCCATGTTGAGGTCACTTGCAGTAGCCGAACCTGATGTCACAACAGTGTTGGCAACAGTGCTGCCAGCAGATGCTGTTGCGAGGGCGTCAAGCAAGATTTGGTCTTGCCTACGTCCAATGGCTGAACCTACTACCTGTGCAAGTTCACGCCTTTCATCAAAGTTAATCTTCGGCTGCAAGAAGATGTCACTGTACTCAGCTGCATAAAAATCAGTAAGCGTACAGCTGACAGATGAGAACGTACTGTTTAACGGTACGACATCGGTAGCTGGAGTACGAACACTTGCCTGACCCTTTCCTACCTTAGGAAAGTTCACTGTAGAACCAACAACACCTGTTCTGGTTCTGGCCGCACCAGTCAATACTGCCGCTCCTTGATATGCCTGATGAACCTCAGCATCAAAAAGCTGCACAAAGGCTGGTGACAGATTTGCTCTTGTTGTCATAATTGCCTCCTAGCAAAAGTTACATTTACATTTCGCAACAGTTGTCCAGGAAGCCTGGGCTGTAACCTACGGTATACGCTACCGCAACGGCTGATTTCTCAGCTGCCAGAACGGCTGTGGTTACAGTTATCGTTCAGTTTTATTTATACAATACAAGGCCCATCTTGTAAAGTTATTTGTATCTGTCCTCAAACTCCTTCTCTACCGCCCTGGTGTAAGATGGGTCTGTTCCATACTTGGGGTCAGACATCTTAGCGTTTATTCTACTTCTAAAATCATCTTCACTTTCTTTAGATGCAGAGAAAGCAGTAGTTGTTGGGATAGTCACATTTTCTCCAGTCATTGAACGTACCTTTTGAAGAAGCCTAGCACCTACAGCTGTGCCTCCCCAAATGTCTATCTCATTCAATTCTTCTTCAGAGATAATGCCTTTGCCCTTCAAGCCGTCTGCCCAGATAAGATTAGATTTAATAATCTCATCTGCGTTATCGCCTAGCATTTTCTTTTCTTGTGCAAGAGATATCGTTTCAGCTTCAGCCGTTTCGCTCCCCATCGCAAGAACCTTGCCTGCCAAGTCCTCAAACGCTGCCTGTGAAATACCATTATCCTTAGCCCATCCAGTGAAAAATGTTGCAAGTTCATCGTCAGATTGAACGCCAGCCTCTTCCATAAAAGAGACATCATATTTTTCTGGGGCTTTGTGTTTACCTTGAGAAAACTTCTTCTCAAGATTGTTGTAGCTTTCAGCCATGTTTTCTAAGTTAGGGCCATCGTCATCCCAAAACTTTTCTGGAAACCAGTCAGGTCGTTCATACGGCCCATCTGGCTCCGCATCTGGGTCTGGCTCTAGATGCGGAATGTCTCCTGGTTGTTCATTTGTTTCATGTGAAACAGGATTGTCCTGTCTGGCTTGTTCCATTAAACCCTGAGGTTCAGGTTGTTGCTGTTCCTGTTCTACAGGTTCCGCAGCCAGTGCCTCATTCGATTGGCTCATTTGCCCTCCTTATACGTTGTTGTATTTCTCTCACAATAGAGTTCTGACCTTCTCTAGCATATCCAAAACTAGTATCTGCACCAGGAACCCAGCAAGGTTGGTCGAGTGTTATTTGTTTCAAATGTTCTAGAACAGCCTTGCCTTCTTTTGTTCCAAAACATTTCATGTATGCATAATCAAGTTTAAGTTGTGCATCTGCATCATTAAGCCTGAGGTGATGGACGTTAGCCTCTAGGCCATCCCATCCCACAGAGTTAATATCTCTAATCTTATCCGCTTGGTTCGCCACCAGCTACCTCTCCTTCTGGTGGGGTATCCTGGACTGGTTGCCCAGGAGTGACCCCTTGTTGCTGCTGCATGGCCTGCTGTTGCATAGCCATTGCTTGCTGCATAATTGCTTGACGTTCTTCAGGTGTCGTTCTCAGTGTTGCATCAATACCCATGTTATCAAGTATGTAATCACCTACTGCCTCAGGTTTAATAAGAACATTGCCTGCCCCACCAAGTGCCTGTGACATCTGTAAGAAGTTCAAGACGTTGCTTACCTTCTCCATGTTGGATGCCATAGCAAGCGGTGACTGTGGTTCTATAACAACCTCCAGGCCGTTTACCTTCAAGGGCAAATCAATCATGCCCTCTTCATCCATTAACTCTAGTGAACGTCTAACGATTGGATACATAGTCTCTGTAATCAAACGTCCAAACGCTGCACCAAGGTTCTGTGAAAGTTCCTTCATACGCTCTACGATTTCTGTAGCTGAACGTGCGGACATATTGTCTGGCGGCAGACTTTCATCGTACAAAGTCTTCTTCACATTCATACGCAAATCGTTTGCAATAATATTTGATAGCTGTGCATCTCCGCTTCTAGGGAGCGGTGCCAGACTTGGGCCTCTAGGCCCACCATTGGAAGACACACCAATGATTGCACCTGGCACTATCTGAATTGCTTGTGGGTTTAGAACCCCATCATCCACAGCGGTGAACACACCGCCTATAGAGAGTGAAGCGTTTTTCAGATTTAACTCTATAACCTTGTTAAGGGTCTTAATATCTGGAAGAGCATAGAGACATGGGCCTCTGCCATAAATCTCACCTGGTGCCACCATGAACCTACTAATAACCCATGGGCTAGATTTCAGTTCCCTGTGCAAAATCTTGTGGTCACCTTCCATTGTCATAAGGCAGTAATCAAATCTACCTTTGTCATTTGGATAGGTGGCTTCCAGTAACTCAATGTATTCCATAGGTTTCTCTGCATACTTTTGCAGAACCTCATCTGGAAACTCTACTCCTGGAAACTCTTTTTCAACAACCTCAAACGGCCTTTTGAATTTTCTAAATACATAGTTGGGTTTACCGTCTGGCCCCTCATCAAATGTAATCTGATACATAGGGATAGCGGTGTAACGAACAGGTTGTAGTTCATCTCCCTTTTGAATAAGCATAACAGCCGTGCCAACTGCTAAGTCTAGCAAAAACTCTCCAATCGCCAAGTCAAAACCTGACTGACGCATGACACTAAAAAGTTTTTGATTGTACAAGTCCAGCACTTGCTGTGCTTGTATAGCACGTTCTGGAGGAACGTCTGAACCTGGCTTTAGTCGGCACCACTGTTGCTGGGGAGGAAATAAAGCTGATTGTATTCTGTTTGCAAATCGTGCGGTGCTATGGATGGCGGTGCTATCAAACACACGTTTCATTTTGTTTTGACCAGGAGTATCCTGTTCATAATAGCCATCGTAAAGGTTACGCATTGGCAAGCAATATTCATACGCTTCTTCGTAGATTGCTCTCCATTGTTCTTTACGAGTTTGGCAGTTGCCGTATCGTTTCTTTAGTGTTTTTACGTCTTGCTCTGCCATACTATGCTTTCTTATGTCGGTTAGCAAAGTTCCTAGCAGCTTCTACACTACCAAACCCCCATGCTTTTAATGCTAATGCCTTACGAGTTGGTCTACCCTTCTCGTCTTTCATTGGCCCTTTCATCCCAGCAAAACGAGCAGCAAAACTAACACGCCTGCTATCAGTGCCAGTCTTTTGAGGTTTTTTGAGATTGGCACCTTCAGTGCGTTTAAAATGCCTTCTTCCAGCCTCATTAAGACCGCCTTCTGGGTTTTGAAAGCGTTTAGCAACCATAGCTTATGCCTTTTTAGGTTTACCATATTTTTTAGCCATCGCCTTCTTCAGGCTGCTGTTCTTCATTGCCTTGGACTTCTTCTTGTCTTCTGGCTTCTTCTTCATCATTCCGTAGTGACCTGGCATTTTCTTCCTCCTCTCCTGGTTTATACTTACGATGCCTTGGGTTTCTTACCCATTTACGTTCACGGTACATTAACCAATCCTTGGATTACGAACCCCACCTAATGTGTTGTTCAATGCCGTTTGCGTCTGACCCATGATGTCTGAACGCCTTGCCTCTGACATTAGCCCACCAGCTGAACGTCCACGCCTAGACCTTCGCCTTGATGCTACTTGTCTACGCTCACTCTTCTCCTGTGCCTCCAGCTGCTGTTCCCTGCGTTCTATTTCAGGGTCAACCTTTGGAGGAGGTGGAGGCTTTGGTTTTGAAAAAATACTACCCATTGAATAACCTCGCCATCATATAATAATCATCTCCTTGAGGCCCATACTTTCGTAGTATGCCCTCATTCTCAAAGTAACATACTTTAGCCCATTTTACAGCTAGGACATTTCGAGAACATACCGTGATTTGTAGTCGTTTCATATCTAGTTTGTTCGCAGCATACTCAAAAAACAATTTAGATGCACGATGCATACGAAAGGCTTTTTTAGAGATATCACCGCTTGGTATTAACCAGGCTTCGTAAACACCATCCCATAATTTATATATACCAAACATGGCGTATATCTTATCTTGCATAGCTGTAAAGCTGTAACCTTTCGTGGCAAATTGTGTGAGATATTGTGAATAGTTCACAAACATTTCACGATTTTCCATATCAAACTTGTTGAGTTCAATCATCTTCAAGTGCATGGGGTGCCAGTCAACAATTCGTTGTTCAGGCCAGTTCAGCCTCATTTGCTGTGTAAGTTCTTCAGGAGAAAACATCGAAATCCAATACCTTTATCTTTTGTTGCATATTTGCAACACCTCCTTTTCTAGTAATCATATCTCTATGTTCACCACCGCCAAGCAAACAATAGCCAGCCGCATCACCAACGTGGGAGTGTTCATTCTTATTTGGTGTGCTTCTAAATCGTTCTTGGCCTGCCCCCATGCTTACCCTTTTAAAATGATAACCTCCAGCAAGTGACTTACGCAGTCTTTCGCATTTCTTGTCAATAAGAAACCCAGGCTTACCGTCTATCAACCTCTGCATGGGAATAGCTAGTGCCTCACGCCTAACTTTGAAATCATTGGTAGCACATGGTCTGGCATGGATATCCATGGTACGCATATGGTCAAACGCTGTTGTTTCATAGATTTGGTCACGCTGTTGTCCAGCTGGGTCACCCCATACCATGAATTGGTACTTGGGAAAGTAGATGCCCATTTCTTCTTTGAGCATATTTACAAATCTGTTAAGGCCCATATCGAATGTTACTAGTTCATGGAGAACGTGCCATGCACCGTTCTTCATCCGCTGGGCAAAGATAGCAGCTGGTGTCAAACCAAAGTCTATACCTACCTGAACAGGGATACCTGGTTCAGGTTCCAAATCTTTTGCCATGGTTGTGTCATCGTATTCAGACCAGATTGGCATTCCTTCTTGGACATATGTATAATCGCCTTGAGCATAGCATTTAATCCAATCAAGCTGCTTACCACCAAGTAATTGCTCGTAGTATCCTGTTGGCAAATTTTTTAGGTTTTCAGCTTTTGGGTTTGTTCGCCACCATTTGCCTGAGGCTTGTATAAAGCCATTAGCCTCAGGCATATCTTCTGGCACTTCAGTGACAGGGATATCCAGTACACCTGGCGGCTGCTTGAAAAACTCCCAGGCATATTTACCTTTGGGTCTATCCTTGCCCTCAGCCAGATTATAATACCAATGGTCTGTATCACAGGGGTTACTGTCGAGGATAACGCCATGCCAGGTTGGCCCACCATCATTCTGGGTAGGATAACGTCCGACACGGTGTGTAAGGCCGTCTATCACCGCCTTAGGCAGTTCTCGACACTCATTGACCCATGCCCCTGTCAATTCTAATGACAGCAGCTTACGAACGTCCTTTGGGTCATCTAGGGCTAAGAATATAACCTCCATATCTATTCCAGCAGCATCACCCTTACTGGGCAACTTAATGTGGTGAGTGATGGGCGGTGCATACTTGACGTTGCCCCAGATATGTTCAGGCATCAATTCAAGCCAGGTCTTCAGCGTTGTCGTTCTCAGCATGGGATGCGTATTTCGGACTATCGCAAACCTAGAGTATTTGATACCATCCCTGGGCGAGGGTTTCTGTTGGACGGCCCTGCGCCAAAGTTCTGCACAACAGGCATAACTCTTGCCGCTTCCTACTGGCCCCATCAGCCCTCGCACGAAACCTTTTGAACGCATAAACTTTGCTACAGTTGGACTGCTGCTAAAGTCTAGCTTAGTGACTGCCCTATCTTGCTCCATATCCCATAAACTCCAATAGTTCTATTATCAAAAGCCCAGCTAACAAAATCGCCAGGATTGTGTGGTAGACGTTCCACAACAAATATTCATATTTATTTTTCTTCATCTGTATCCCCCTCAGGCATCACCATCTGGATATCTACAACGGCAGGCTTGTCTCCATCCTTCTCAGTGTCCAGCAGGCCAGCCGACTTAGCCAGAAGCTGGAACACTCTCACCTTATCCAATAGTTCTACCTCAATGACATCTTCACCAGACTGGGTGGGGGTAATCTTAATCTTCTTGATGGCAGCTAAAGCATGGTCAGGAATATCCTTAGCATCCTTCAGTTCTAACTTCTTACCATTCCAATCAAAGATATCAGTTACCTTTGCCTTCGCTATGCCCAGCATCTCTGTTGCTAGGCCGTCACGATTATCGTAGATGATTTGGGAGCCGCGCAGACGTTTCCTTATCTCACCTACGCCACCAAACCTACCTACAGGCGGCACCACCCTCTTTGCCATTATATCAATCTCCCCTGGTCAGGATGCTCTGTCAGCGGCTTAAACGTGATATCCACCAGCTGATAGGTGCCTCCAAATTTAGATTGCATGATGTTGCCTGTCGGTTTTAGTTGTTGCAATTCCGCAACAGTCAGCTGCATCAGGTCTTTGCCGTGCTTAATCCTCATGCCGCCCTTCCTTATAGCCTTCTCAACCTCATAGTCTCTGACAGAGACATACTTGCCCTGCCATAGCTTTTTTACAGTCTTGATTACCATGGCTGATTACCTCCATCATCCTTCTTCTTTTTCTCAAACAAACGTATCCATACCTCACCGTTCTTATCAGGTAATGGTAACGCCTCAAGTTTTATCCCAGTTATCTTGCCTTCCTTCTCAAAAGCAATGCCCAGGTTCTGCCAGCGTGTTACTGGCTTGCCATCATCTCCAATCTTGTCAGTCTCTTTTGGCTGAACAACATCAAACATTTTATCTACATTCATAGTGTGCCTTCCTTTTTAACGAAAACCCCAAAATATTTTTGTGAAACCCCCTAACGTATAGGGCAGGGTGGGGGGAGGATGGGGTCGATTTTGTGGCGCAAACCGTTGCTACGCCTGCATTCTGCGCCATTTCAATGCAGTGTTTTTGCGATACCCCCCATGCCATTCTCTGGGAGTTTACAAAACCTGATGGTTCCTTTGGGATTTGTATCATCGTAATCTCATCTTGTTACTCATCTGTTTGATGATATCGTTTACATCCTTACCAGTCTTAGCTTTCTCTTGTGATACCTTTCTACTCATGAAGTATTGCAAGCTGTATGGTGGTTGCTGGTTCTTGTTATGCTTCCATTCTATTACACCAGCTGCATCTGCCAGGAATGTCTCCAGGGTATAGCCAGCTTGCAGTAACTCTTTGGCTATCTGCATTTGCCTCATGTCATAACTCCATGGCTTGCCATACTTACCTTGCAGTATCTCGCCATAACCGTTGCACAGCTTCCTACAATCTATTTCTTTAATTTCCCCTATAGTATTTATACTAGTTAATTTAATAGAGTTATTTACTAGCTGGGCCTTGTTATCTAGTACAAGGTCAGGCTTGTTAACTGCATGACCATTGACAGTATTACTAGCTGCACCTTGTACAAGCTGTGTCTTGTTTACTTGTTCTTTATCCACAGCCTTTATGCTTTTATCCCTGGCCCCAGTCTTTGCGACATTCATAGTATGCTTGGCTATCTCTGCCTCTATCTCAGGGTCACGGTCTTGTGCTGGCTGTCCAGCAATACAATCATCTAGTGTCTTTGTTGGGTCATAGATGACACGCCACAGTGCGCCACGTTTACCATAGCTGCGCCTTACATCTGCATTGCGTAGTTTCTCAATGTATCCATAGTCTAGTAGTTTACGCATATGCTGCGACACTGCCTGCTGACTGCACTGCAATACATTGGCTATGTAAAGTTGGTTGGGAAAGAATACGCCTGTCCAGCTGTTGGCATGGCTGCAACAAATAGCGAATGCCCTGAACGTCATTGGATACTGATTAAATCTATCATCACCGTATGCCCTGGCTGGCATAATCATATGTGGCCCAGGACACTGGTAGCTGCCACCAGATTTTACTGGTGGGTCTCTGACTGGGTCTGGTGTAAGTTTAGTCTTCTTCACCTGGCTTGCCTTCCTGAGGTGGCAGCTGGGCTATCTCTTTTCTCAGACTGCTGGCTGGGATAATTATAATCTTGGACGCACGGTGCAGGGCATGGACTAGCTTTATCTTCAGCTTGTATACGTCTGTCTTGTATCCCTTCACCTCTATGATGACATGGCAACCGTGCTGCCCATGTCTGCCTTCTTCTTGCCTGTCGAAGTATGCAAAGTCTGCTATGTAGTCGCATATTTTCTCCCCCTCAATCTCGCAGCGTATCCTGGGCTGAAACTCCAGGTGAGTTATTTCCCCAGCCTCATATCGCTGCTTTAAATAGAACCAGTAGTATGCAGCCTCAGCCTTACTCATAAAGCTGATGCCGTCCAGCTGGTATCTTTTGTTACCGTACTTGCTGGGCCTACGCACGTTTAGCCTCGCAGCTTTCACGCAGTAGTATCTCCACCATGCTGGCAAGGCTGCGCCTCTCCAGCCTAGCTTTGTTCTGCACCAGCTGCTTTACCTCAGGCGAAACTTTTACATACATCGGAACCAGGTCTAGCTGTTTTTCTTCAGCATTATCCTGTTGTTTTTCCATGCATTTATCTCCTATCAAAAAAATATTTACTAGATAGCTTGACAATATATCTGATAGATATTAAATTAACAATACAGAACATGAACAGAACAGGATAAACAAATGGCTGATACAATCTTTTTAATTCTTCTCGCAGGCGGCATCGTAGGCATCACTGGCTGGTGCATATTCGTTATGGACTGCGTGAATGAAATCAAACGTAACTTTAAATAGGGAGGAAAAAAATGACAAAGCAAGCAGAGAAAATTCAGGCCGTAGCAGACAAGATTGTTGCACTGATGGAAAAGCATGGCACCGATTGGGCCAAGCCATGGGCAAGCAAAGTTGCTGATGGTTTGCCAATGAATGTTGTTAGTAAGAAAACATACCAGGGTATCAATACATTCCTGTTGGGAATGGAAGCCTTGGAAAAAGGTTACAGCAGCAATGTCTGGGGTACATACAAGCAATGGACAGCAGCTGGTGGTGTAGTACCAAAGGGTGCAACAACAGTATTCTTCTGGAAAAAGATTGATGTTGATGCCAAAGGCGTTGACGGTAACGTGCTGAAGAATGACAAGGGCGAGGTAATCAAAAAGAAAATCTTTATGCTGAAGACTTACAGCGTCTGGAACCGTGACCAGATTACTGGCCTGGAAGATAATGCCCAGCCTGTAGTATCAGCTGACCCTGAGTTTCACGCTGACCAGGTAGAACAGTTCGTTGCCAACACTGGTGCAGATGTCAGACACGGTGGCGGTCAGGCTTACTACCGTCCAGCTGGTGACTACATCCAAATGCCAAACAAGGCAGACTTTGTAGGCACTGAGACTAGCACTGCTGAAGAGGCGTATTACTCTACACTGTTGCATGAGTTGGTACACTGGACTGGTGGCAAGGGCCGCATTGACCGTACCAAAGGCAAGATGTTTGGTGATGCTGATTATGCCTTTGAAGAGTTGGTAGCTGAGACTGGCGCAGCGACACTGTCAGTGTTGTTGGGTGTATCACCTGAGCCAAGGGCTGACCATGCCCAGTATCTCAATAGCTGGATGAAGGCTATCAAAGACAACCCAAAGGCAGTGTTCACTGCATTCACCCAGGCTAACAAGGCTGTTGAGTTTCTTTACAGCAAGCAGCCACAACAGGAGGAGGCAGCTGCTTAGGCAGCTGTCCACCCAGGAGGGCAAGACAATGGATAAATACAAAATAAAATTCTACGGCAAAGACCTGAACCAGGAAGGCCAGTGCTTCAGGCTGGAGTTGGAAATGCTGGGTGATGATATGCACCAGGTATTAAAGAAGGCTACTGACTTTCTAGACCAGGTAAAGGTAGTCGGCAACTTTGAAACTCAACTTGAGTATCTCAAGCCAGTGCAATGGGCTGACCCACAAACAGGGCATGGAGGTAAACGTGGATAAAGGCAAGACAATGGAGGCACCATACCCAGGCATTCTTATGTATGACACTAGACACGGTGGCCCATACGATAGAGGGGCAGCAGATAGCTACTATCACAGACAGCCCAGGCCACATTACTACGTTGGCAAAACACAGCAGTCTGAAAGAGTAGAAGCTGAGAACATGACAGCTGAAGAGATAGCCGCATACAATCAGGGCTATCAGGACAATGAAGATGCTGGCGCAAAAAAGTTATATTAGTTATAGTGTTGTTGCGGTGGTTCTTATGTTCTGTAATCCTCCCTGCCGCAGCACCTGGGTCAGGCTTTCGAGCCTGGCCCTTTTGTTTTACCCAGTGTCCCCAGTATTCACACAGAACAAATTAATTTATAGCTTGCAAGCTATCCATAAATGCGTATACTCAGAGATAAAGAACAGAACAAGGAGGATACAAAATGCATAAAGTTATTGTTTCAATATTGCGAGTGTCTACAACAGAGCAATGTGAAGACAACCAGAAACATCAGATAGAACAGGCATTCCCTGATGCTGATATTCACTGGTTCGTAGAGAAGGGTGTATCAGGCAAAACACCTAACGCAGAACGTCCTGAGTTTATCAAAGCTACCAGGCTTGCAAAGAAGCTAGGTGTTCCTATCGTTGCAGCTAACCTGTCCAGGTTTGGGCGTGACCTTGCAGAGATATCTACCTGGTATCGTGACAATGTAATGTCAGGCCAGGTGCAGATGATTGCACTAGACCAACCTAACTTAGAGCCAGAGACAGCTGGCATTCATTTTACCATTCAGCAAATGGAACGTATCAAGATAAGCCAGCGTACCAAGGCAGCCCATGACAGGCAGAAGGCTGAGATAGAAGCGCAAGGCTTCTTCATATCCAGGGCAGGCAAGAGAGTTTATAGCCTGGGTAATCCTAACCAAGCTGCATCAGATGCAGGCAACGCTACCATCAGGGCAAGGGCAGATAAGTTTGCCAACAAGATTGTTCCTGTAATCAAAGACCAGCTGGGCCAGGGCAAATCTATGAAAGAGGTAGCTGCTTATCTTAATGATGAAGGCTACACCACAGCCAGGGGCGGTGATTGGTATGCCTCTACTGTCAGCAACATCCTGAAGAGGGCCGCATGATTTACAAAGTTATCTGCATGAATGGTTATTCTTACCAGGAACAGGTAGTCAAAACATTTAACTCCGTGAATGATGCGCTGGCATTCATGGACAAAGAACAGCGAGAGAACCCAGCGCACACTTACTACTTAGAAGAACAGGAGGCTTGTTCAAATGACAACATCAAAACTTAATTATATCGAGCAGCGTTTCAGTAAAGCTAGTGTGTATGGTCATATAGGCCAGCGCATGAATGGGTACGCAAAAGAGTTTGAGGCAGCGGAGGGAAAGCCATTGGATAGAGGAACAGGCACCGCTCAATGCTCAACAGACAAGGGCCGTGCAGCATATGAGGCATGGAATGCTCTGAGTGAATTGCAAGCAGACGTTTATCATTGGGGGTTTAGAGGATGATAGAGTTAGTAAAGGATTGGTCAGCAAAAGACTGGCTAAGTTTCGTGGCGCAGTTGATTGGTGCCATGGTGGTTGTAGTTTTTCTATGGGCTGCCATGTGGGTTGGTTGTGCGCTGAATGATAAATGTTATTGCGACAATACAAATGGAGGAGATGCTATATGCCAGACGTTAAAGTAACAGGAAAGAAAACCATAACAGGTGAAGAGTTGGGTGCCTCAGAGATGGCATCTGTAATGATGGGTGTTGATGCCTACGGTAACACCAACCAGGATACCCTGGACAACCACAAGAGGGCAGCGCATGGCGTTGAGGTGGTAAAGCCAAAAGCATTCAACAAGAATGCACTAATCAGGGGAACCTATTTGGAACACTCCATAGTGCCGTGGTGGCTGGCGATGCTGAAGGATGACGGCCTAACCTGTACAGCTGAAGAGCCTAAGGAAGCATACAGGATAAAAGAGGAACGGCTAGGCGCAACGCTTGACCGTATTATGACCGTGCCAAAAGATTGCGAGATTGTCATTGGTGATAATACTTTCAGCGGCAGGGGTGTGCTGGAGGTTAAGACAGATTTCTATCACGCTGACAAATGCAAGGCAGACTGGATGATACAGCTGCACCAGCAGATGATGTGTGCTGGTTTGGAGTGGGGCATTGTCCTGGTGATGACACAGAAGGGCAAGCTAAAAACCTACGGCTACCACAAGGACGACATGGTTTGCCAGGGCATACTCAAAGCAGCCAGGGAGTTTTGGAAACTCTTTGATGAAGACGGTGACTACCCACCAGTAGAGAAGCAGCCAGAGCCAGGGCTGAAGACTGTCACTGTAGAGCCTAAGGCTGGTGACAACCTAGACCTGGTACAGGTGCTGACTGATTATCAGAAAGCTACAGCTGAAGCGAGAAGTTGGAAGAAGGTAGCTGATGAAAACAAAGACATCCTTGTGATGCACATGGACAGCATTGACGCTGACGTTATGAATGTCGGCAGCTTCCAGGTTAAATCTGTGACCACACAAAAACCAAAACGAACGATGGTGGAGGTTCCAGGAGAATACATAGACAGTTCATCGTTCTCAGTTAAGGAGGTTACAAATGAGTAACATAGTTAAAAGGCAGATACTTGAGCCAACTAATTTGAAAGAGGCAAAAGAATTTGCTGACACATTATCCAAGTCTGGGCTGGTGCCAAAAGAATTTCAGGCAAAGCCAGCCAACATCTTAGTTGCTGTGCAATGGGGATATGAGATTGGCCTTGCACCAATGCAGGCTTTGCAAAACATCGCAGTGATTAATGGCAGGCCCAGCCTGTGGGGTGACAGCTTGCTGGCCCTAGTTAAATCTCATCCAGCCTTTGCTGGGTCAAGGGAATGGATGGAAGGTGACATAGCTTTCTGTGAAATCAAACGTACCCTGGCTAACGGCAAAGAGGAAACAACCCTGGCACAGTTTAGCAAAGAGGATGCACAACGTGCCAACCTGTTGAACAAGCAAGGGCCATGGAAACAATACCCCAAGCGTATGATGCAGCTGAGGGCCAGAGGCTTTGCTATTCGTGATGCGTTCCCTGATGCAGTCAAAGGAATGATTACAGCTGAGGAAGCAATGGATTATCCAGAGCCAAAAGATATAACCCCTGAGGATGGCGTAGAACAGGCACCAAGCCTGTCCAATGTACAAACTGCCGAACAGCTAACCAATGCCCTTCAGCAGGCTTCTGAGGGCGATACAGAGGCACACGCTGATGCAGTCATAGATAATATAGCTGACCATGCAGAACCTGGAGAGGACGAAACAGAAACACCAGAGTTTCCAGATGAAATACCTTTGAGGGTGCCAGGTTTGGACGGTGAAAGAGTTGAATGGTTCAAGACACAGAATGAATGGGTGGCGAAATACGCTGACCTTCAGCTTGCCATGTATCAGTCAACGCATCCAGACCTACCGCCTGATGT